AATGATAGATAATGGCAAGTGGGTTCACGATGATAGGTGACGACGAACTTGAACGCATTAGGGAAATTCTTTCTCGGGCAGACATTATTTATGGCCTAGAGAACATAAACCCAATGCTCCAGGACCTGCTTGACAACATGGCTATTGACATTGACTGGCTTATTGATAGGCTAGAAACTGCCTGGTCAATGGTGTATGCGTACCAAGAAGAATTGCGCTACTATTATGAGCAAGACCGATGAACACGAAAGAATACTATGAAAACAGCAAAAAAGAAGCGTTATATTGCGCTTGCACACATTGACGAACCAGAACTGACCTATCGCGAGGTAGACATTCCTGAGATTGTCCCTCTATTTATTAACTTTGACGACGCACGTCATGTAGGCTCAGCCCGCCTTCGCCGCAAGGGTGACAGGGTTTATGCCATTATGGAAATGAATTTCAATGCCTCAGAATTTGGCAAAATGCCAGCCGTTGTGCTTGGCGTGGATGGAGCAGAACGCCTTATAGAAGAAGGAATTTGCTACCTTCACGGCGGCACTGTTGTTGCTGCATCTATTGTTAGCAACGAGATATGGCAGGAAGTTTACGGTACAGAAATAGAGGCTGTAAGTGAACTTGATTGAGTTGATTTTAATTGGTTACCTTGTAGTAACTGTGGCTATTTTTATACGTTATTTTAAAATTACCCTTAAAGTAAGGGATAACTGGCGTGAGCAAGACATTGATTTTGAGGTAAGCGATTACGTCAGTCGTATGGTTGGCGACGCTGTTATGTGGCCATTTTACATTATATGGTTTGGCCTTAAAGAGTTTATAAAGGAACTTAAGTAATGTCCTGGGAACCAAAATTCTCCATTCCAATGCCTCGCGTAAATCCCATTGTCACAGAATGCCCTAAATGTGGAACAGTATGTGAAGACGATTCGGTGTCGGTTTCTTCGGAACAGGTCTATGACCCAAAGGACAGAAAATGGACGGAAGTGCGACGAACTATTCGCGCTACCATTTCAACCACTTACGTAAAACTTCACCCCGGCGCAAAATGTTTGTGCGGGCGCTCTGACGAGCACCTTCACCGAAAGTGCTTTATTTGTGGATTTTACTGGTCAACAGAAACCGTGTCAGGCTACCTTGAAAGCAACGCTGCAAGAATTGACAAGGCCATAACGGAAGATGAGTAAAGCCCGTGCAAAAGGAACCAGTTTCGAGACTGCAATCGTACGTTTCCTTAATGAAAGTGGTTTTCCTGACGCTGAGCGTTGGGGCAGTAGCGATATGGCACTTGGTGACATTCGAAATACGCCGATGGTCCTTGAAGCAAAAAACCACAAAGCAATGGCCTTATCGGAATGGTGCAAACAAGCCGAAGTCTCCGGAAAAAAAGCCAACAAACTTTGGGCAGTAATACACAAGCGTGCTCGTACTGGTACAAACAAGTCTTACGTTACAATGGAACTTGAGCAATTTGTTGTTTTACTAAAAGCCTATGGTAAATCCTTGACAGAATAGACTTTCTGTGAGAACATATGTGTAGATTGGGCGTCCTTTAAGGGCGTCATTTTTTATACTTATTGGAGGATTTTTGTGGCAAGCAAGTTAAATCGACGTTCTCAGCAAAGGCTGAAGCGCATGGTCGATAGTCTTGAAAATATAAACAAGTTTGCCAATAGACTTAAAATAGAAGATTTAGAAGAATTGGTCCGCCGCGACGCAATAAGTGTTGACACCCTATCATCAGGTAGTTCCGGGGTTGCTATTGCTCGCAGTGGTGGAAACCCTAGTTCTTCCTCGGTAGAACGAGCGGTAATTGCCATGATGGAAGGCCGTAAGCCGGACGACCCAGTTCGCCGTGAGATAAAGAATATTGAACAAAAAATACTTCAATCTGAGGAAAATCTCAGACAAATCATGGAAAGTATTAACTTTCTTAAAGAAGGCGTTGAGAAAAAACGCAGTCGCACAACCAGTGAACCTTGTGAAATTTGCATGGTTTTGCCAGCAATAAAGACCGCTATGTGTGGTACTTGTTACGCAGAATGGGTTGCTGAAGGTGCGCCGGACCGTTTCCGATGGAAGGCTTTTAAGAGAGAATTAACGTCATCTGATGGACGCCCTCTGGTCACAGAACAACCTGCTCCGAGGCACCCGCCTCGAAATGCTTGACAAACGTAAAAAGTAGTGTAATCTATGAGTAAGAATCGCCACAGTTGTTTGCCCAATGAGGAATGCAATTGTATACCTAGCGATGCAGAACTTTACCATCTCGGTTTTGAACCGTGGCAAGTATCTATTGTGAGAAAACTTCCGGTAGATTTGCAATGGGAAGCGCATGACGAATTCATCCGTAGGCTTATGTCTGACGATGACGTAGATTACCTAAAATTTTAAGGAATTCGTGATGAACTCAGAAGACGATTTCGAAGACGAAGCGCACGAACTATTTTCTAGCCTTGGCAATCTTGTCGGCGTAGGAGAAATAGAAGCGCGTAAAATCATGGGTGACGAACAGTATGAAAAGACTGTTGCACTCATGGAAGCAAGCAGTGAACTAGGCTTAAGAAAAGATGCTTCTCAGGTTAAATACTTTGAAGCACTTGCTGCAATGCAAACAAGTGTATCAATTTTTATTTTGTTAACTTCTGTTTTAAGCATTGCCTGGTCATTTTACTTTTGGTTTAAGTAATGTCAAACTTTGGTAAATTCATTTCAAATGCTGTTGTACCGGAGACGGTTGACGTATTTAAGATTTTGAATTACGAACCACATGACAGACAGAAAGTTTTTCACGCAGCATCCGCTGAACGTATTGATGCAATTCTTTACGGTGGTGCTGCTGGTGGTGGAAAGACCGCTGCGTTCTTGATGGACGCGCTCTATAACGCCGCCAACTATCCAGGTATGCGCATCGGTTGTTTCCGTCGCTCATATCCCGAGTTGGAAGAATCATTTCTATCTCAGTTAGCAAAATGGAATTACGGCCGCGACCTCGGCGCAAAGTGGAACAACACGAACAAAATGTTGAAGTTCCCTAACGGTTCCATTATTAACTTTACATATGCAGAAAACCTTGTTGACGCATCCCGTATTCTCGGTGGTGAGTATCAAGCATTCTACATTGATGAAGCCTCATTGATGGTGCCTCAGGTTATTCAGCACATTGAAGAGCGTCTTCGTTCGGGTAACAAACTTGTTCCCGTTATTGGACTGCGACTAGCGTCCAACCCTGGTGGTCCAGGCCACAAGTATCTTAAAGACCGTTTCATTAATCCCACCCAGCGTGGTAAGAAAAGGTATCGCGAGGTAACCGAGGGTACAAACTACAGTCGCGAAGTCTGCTACATTCCGGCCAAAGCAACAGACAACCCTCACGTTAACGAAGGGTATGACGCTGTTCTTAACTCCATTCCAGACCCCCAGCGTCGAGCCGCAATGCGTGACGGTGACTGGGACGCAATGGTTGGCCAGTTCTTTGAACAATGGCAACATTCAAAACATGTTGTTCGTTCATTTGAAATTCCTAAAGAGTGGCCTCGTTATGCTGGTATTGACTATGGCTATGCTGCACCATTTGCATGTGTGTGGATTGCTGTTGACAATGATGAGCGTGTTTGGGTTTACAGAGAGATTTGTGTTTCTGGAGTTCAAGCAGATAGTCAAGCAAAACTTATTCTTGATGCCGAGCACTCACATGGTGAGCACGAAGTAATCCGAGTAGCCGACCCTTCAATGTGGGGCTCACGCGGAACGCCAATGTCTATTGCTGACATTTATGGCATTGAAGGCTGTGGAATTACGAAAGCGGACAACGACCGAATTAACGGTTGGTCACGCGTTCATCAATTCCTTAACGACGGACCAGCCTGTGAAATTCACAGGGCAGAAGGCATGAAACGATGCCCAATGCTTCACGTCTTTGAAGACAAGTGTCCTCAATTTATTGAAACAATCCCGGCTCTTCCTAGAAGCCAGGCAAAACCAGACGATGCGGAAACCCGTAACGTTGAAGACCACATTGCCGATGCATTGCGCTATGTTTGCATGGCGGCTGGAACGTACGCACGCCCAATTATCTACGACTCGGAGCCAACTTTTAAAACAGGTGTTCCTGACACAATGGTTATTGTCCAAGAAGAAGATGCGCCCGCACTCCAGCAACCAAACTTTGGTAGTATGTTTGTAGGCGAACTTGGGCTTAGTCCCTTTTAACGAAAGATAACCAATGGCTATTAATTCTTTTAGAAGGGGACTTGAAGAGGCTGGTGCGTTCAACGACGAGATTCTTGAAGCCCGCCCTAAGAGTGGCCCTAAGCGTGCCGGTTATGCAACCGGAGTTCCTATCGGTGGTTCAACTGAAATGAACCCTGGTGAAAACGTCACCGCCGGTACACTTGACCGACCAACATTTATGCAACAATTGTTGCAAGCATATCTTGCATGTCCTTGGTCATCTGCTTCAATTGACACAATTGCTCGCACCGCAACTGCCGGTGGACTTGAAGTTGTTCACAGGGGTGGAATTAATTCACCAGAAACAACACCAAAGACAACTGCTGAAGTTGACAAAATTCAACAATTGCTTGATTACGTAAATCCAAACGATGACATTCGTCAACTTATGCGCAAGGTTATTACTGACCTTCTTATTTTTGGAGACGCATTTATTGAAGTGGTTTGGGCAATGGGAGAGCCAGTTGCTCTATACCCGCTTGACCCGACAACAATGGCTGTTCTTGCAGATGAACACGGTGTTCTTAAAGGATATTTCCAAAAGACACCAACAAATCGTGAGGCTCGTTTTAGACCTAACGAAGTCATTCACATTAAGTTTGACTCACCTGGCGACACCCTTTATGGTGTAAGCCCAACGCAGAAGAACATTCTGCCTATTACTTCTTGGCTGTTTACCGCAGCACTCATCAAAGAAACGATGAAGCGCGGTGACCCACTGCGTGCTCACGTTGACTGGCCGCTTGCACTTCCTGAATCGGAAATGAAGCGTCTTCAACAACAGTACGCAATTAGAAACCTTGGCGCACGCAATATCGGTAACCTCTTTGAAACAAAGGGTGGTGCCATTGTGCATGAAATGGGAACAAACCAGATTAATAACTGGCTCAACACCCTTCAACAGCGCCGCGATGAAATCTTGTCTGGGTATGGTGTACCACCTTCAAAGGTTGGTGTCATCGAAGCCGGAAACCTTGGGGGAGGAACCGGCACCCAGCAAGACAAAACTTTCCGTGTTAACACGGTGGGACCAATCCAGGAACTTGTTCTTGAAAAAATGTCCTTTCACCTTATGTACCAAGCCTACGGTATTACCGACTGGATTCTTAAGTTTGGTGTTGTTGACTGGCGAGACGACGAAGTTATTGAACTTATTCGTGACCAGCGCATCCGTAACGGTACATGGACAGTTAACCGTGCTCGTGCAGACATTGGTGAACCACCAATTCAAGGTGGAGATGACCCAATTCTTGTTGACCGTCAGAACATGGTTCTATGGTCAGACCTCAGTGACCTATCTAAGGCCAACCTTCAGGTTGTTCAGATGCAAGGTCAAACAATGAATGCCCCAGTCGCTCCAACCACTAACCCTGGTTCAAATGTCAGCGGCACTACAACTAGGTCTCCAAAAGACAAGGCAACAAAAAAGTCCAGTGGACCTAAGAAGCCTGGTCAAGCACCAGTTCCGATGACACCACAAGGCGCACCAAAAGGAACCGAATCTGTATCGGAGTCTTTAGAAGATGAGCAATAACGAACCAAACGCTTACAGCGAGGGTGGCATCATTGATGCAGACACTTTTCCGCAAGCGGACCAAGCAAAGCCTATCTTTAAGTTTGTTTCATACAAAGGAATGACTGCCGCCAAGGCTGCGGTATTGGTATCTAAAGAAGTCGGCTAATGGCTGAAAGTAAACGCTTTCTTGGTCAAGCAGCCGCTTATGCCATGCACGCAAAGCACCCTTCTGGCATGCAGACTGCAGCGCAGTTGTCAGCGGAAAGAGCAAACCTTGCAAAAGCAAGAATGGCTCGCGGACAATTTAGACACACAACAGCAGCAACATTTCACGCTCTGCATAAATCAACGGTTAAATCTCGTGGAGACGCAGCACGTGCTCGTCTTTTTAAAATGAACGAAATAGCAAGTGTTAAGCACCACGTCAGAGGAAGTCGTTGGCTTGCTTATCACAAAAGAGCAACAATTAAAAAGCCAAGTATTTCTGGTTAATTTAGAAAATTTAGGGGAAACATATCTCCTGGTCGTTATGGCCAAAGAACTTCATGGGGAACCTCTACAAGGCCCCGACATACACAACGCTTAAGAATTCGTTCCAAGCGTTTTACACACATTAAGCACTGGAAGAACCGCGGAAAGAGATTTACTCCAAGGTAAAAAGTCTTAAAACATTGACAAGTATGGTTTAATTGTTGTTAAGGCTCCGGTTCATTTTATTTTATAAAAAAATAAAATTAAAACTGCAAATTAAAGTAAATTATGACAGATAGTTTTTCACCACCAGAACAGGTTCGCAAAAATGCGGCCCGCTCTCTCGAATTGCGCAGAGAACACAATCGCGGCATGACCGCTGTTGGCGTTGCTCGTGCACGAGACCTTTCTAACGGTAAAAACATTTCTGCCGACACCATTAAAAGAATGCATTCATATTTTGCTCGTCACGAAGTTGACAAAAAGGGCAAAGATTGGGCAAACAAATCAAACCCTTCTGCTGGCTATATTGCATGGCTTGGTTGGGGAGGAGACGCTGGGCGTTCTTGGGTTAATGGGATTATAAAAAAACTAGACGCTAAAGAATCTCAGGAGA